TTACTCGGATATTAAAGGTTGCGTCTTTTGCCGCGCCAACTAATACAGAAACAACGGCAGGAGTGCCGCTGCTGTTACTATAAACAGTAGCGTAACCTCCAGCGGCTACACTAACATGTGCTAAACGACCTACAGCCATATTCTTATCCTCTCATAAAGTACACAAAACCGCGGGACGTTCCGCCAGAAACATCGGCCCATTCCGCGGCAGTTGCACCTGTGTTAACACTTAAAACTTGACCCGCAGTACCCAAAGTAGCGGGTATGTTGACTGCAATGTCTCGTCCATCTACGGTTCCGCCAACTATTACGTTTCCTGTTGCAGTTACATCAGTAAATGAAGGACTGACAACCGTAGAAAATTCTGTCCCGTTAAGTTGAAGGTTCGTTCCTGCCGAATAAATTTGCGTGGCAGAGATTTGAGAAAATGTAATGTCCGTCGTTCCAAAGGTAATTGTACCCTCAGTCGTCATTACATATGTTTCTCCTGCACCCGCCGCGCCTTCCTGCACAAAAAACGCATCTCCCTGACCAAGGGCGTCAGGGTCTGATGGACCGTAACTGTCAGCGTCTGTCGCACGGGTCAGCACCCAGTTTGTGCTGGCAGAGCCTGTGTTGGTGACGGTATAGATGCCGTTTTGGGTCGGATCGGTTTGTTCATACACAAGAACACGGTCGGCACTGTTGAGAGTTACCCCATCAATAACCAAAGCAGCTTGAGTGCCAGAGTTTGTAAGAGTAGCGCCAACCCCAGCCGTGCCGTTGTTGTACGTCGCAGTAAGATTTCCCTCACGCTCTACGCGCACCGGATCGTGATAATGAATGCCTGCCGCGGCAATATCGTCAACATACTGCTTTGTTGCGGCCGCTAAACCCGTAACAGGGTTAGCGTTTAACAAAAGCGCACCCGTCATAGTGTCGCCAGCTACATCAACAAACTTCGCATCTGCCGCTGCTTGGGTATAAGTGTTAGCAACCCCTACTGTACCGTAGGCAACAATATCAACAATGTCTCCCGTAGACGCGCCGCTGGCTAATACAACCTGCGTCCCATTTGTTGCTGTAAAGTCCGCGCCAGAAAGTTTAACGCCGTTTAAGAAGACCTCTACCAATCCCACGGTATATGTGGCGGCAAATGTAGTTTGCCCGCTAGTGGCAGTTGCGGAGGTTTCTTGGTAAATAGTTGGCTGTATGTCCGCAGCAATTGCAGAAATAAAGACAATAGCGTCACCAGAGAGATTTATTGCATTTCCGCTATTGCTGCTTTCAGAAGGGTTGCGGGTAAGAGTTGTTCCTGATTGCGTATAAACACCGCTACCGATTTCAAAATCCGATGCACCGTCCTCTATAACATAACGAACCGTATCTCCATCCGAAACACCCGCGGTAGCAAAACTTTGATAGCCTTGAGAGGCAGAGAACAAGGTTATTGTTCCCGTCCCCGTAGTCGAGGTCGTCATCTTAGCTCTGTTTACCAATACTACCATAGCGGCGCTCCGGACTTAGTGTTTATGCAATACGGATGATAGCGTTTGAAGCATCTGCCGTTGGGAAAACAATCTGAAAGTCACCGGAAGTAGATGACTTGTCTGAACCAAAGTCCAGAACGATTACAGATGGATCACCCGCTGCGCTGTCGTTGTAAATCAAAGCACCACGCGCTGTGATTGTAGCTGACGTAAACGTAATGTCCGCAAAATCTGTCAACGCTGTTGTGCCAGATGTTGTCGGAGTTACGTTTGTCAGTGTGCCACCACCCGCGGTGTATGTACCCGAGTTAGAAACCTCGTTGGACGCAGTATACGCTGTCGTAGCTGCGTCGAAAGAAGCATTGTTATCGTACAAAGCTAATTTAAACGTATTAGCTCCGTTAGTGAAATTGTGTGTAGCTGTCATCAATTCTTGCTTGAATGATGTACACATATAGTTGCCGCTAAATGCCATGTTAGAGTCTCCTTATAAGCTCGGCCATATCAGGGTGCCCTGCGTCCTTGAGAGCATTATACACAGAAGTACGGTCACTGTGAATAGCTTGCCTCATATAGTAGGCCACCAGTTTCTCCAGATGCTTCGAGTAGGCACGAGCCTGATCCCTGATCGCTGGATGCGCTGAGTCTGAAACTGCGATGATTTTCTCCACGCATTGTTCAGACAATTCATCGGGCGTTAGCCCGCGGTTATCTGTTGTATTAACCTGAACTAAGGATTCAGACTGTGGAACACTTAAATCTAGTTTAAACATTACTGCTTCGCCCTTATAACTTTACCTGTGCGGTATTCATCCGTTGTTTCTTTCGCTTCGCCCAGCATCTTAATACCAACAATCGCTTCTTGGAACCTTTGAGCGTACATAGTCATAACATCCTGCTCACCCTTCATGTAAATGTACGCTTCAATAAGAGCGCCATACAAAAGAGCCATTTCAGCGTTTTCACTAAGCCAAGTAGTATTATCCTCTCCATCCAGAGTAATGCTACGAGGACGATAGAAATAATGAAGCTCTGCGGTATAAGACGCATCGGGCGTAGGGGCCATTAAGAAGTTATCTACATCAAACTGGCAGTAATACTTAGGCTCACCCGTAGTCGTGGGATCAGGCGTATATGATTGCACAAAACTCGGATCCTTGAACTCAACGAAGAACTTATCTCCGTTTGCACCTGTCATGCTCAAAGAAAACGGAGCAAGAAAATCAGAGGGTACTTTGATGTATTGACCTGACGCACTCGTCAAAGCGGTTGCGTTTTTACGAAACAGGCTAAGTTGCACATTCTTTAAGATGCGCTCTTCAGACAAACGAATAAACAAGGGTATGTTACGAACAAACCCCGTCTCTTCGTATTCAGTGTAATCCTGGATAGCCTGTTTAAGCTGTGCGTATGTAAAACTCATAGCGTATTAACCTTATAACCCATCCCACTGTGGACACTACAATATGTATACAGTGTTGGCGCACCTATTGCGACTGTAATTTGTGTATACGCTCCAGCAGAGCCTGGAGTACCGTTGTAAGTAACCCCTGTTGTATACTCTACGCCGCCGCCATGTGTGCCATCGGAAGTTGTTGAAAAACGCAGAGGATGACCAGAGTTGGAAGAATCAGACTGATCATAACGATAAGTAAACCCTTCATACACATCCCTACCAGCAGACCCAGGTTGCGCACCGTCTTGATAAAACACGTTTCCAGAGCCTGGATTATTTACTGTGATCGCATAAGTTGCTGTGATCGTAGGAACAGTTGCTGTACCAACAGAAGTTGCGGCAGAAACACCTGTTGTAGAAACGCTTGCGCCTTGAACAGTGGTTGCTTGACCTACATCCCCTGTGGCAGCAACCCCTGTCAACGATGCCGAAGCGTCTTCTATAGCGTTTACCAGAACTGTGCCAACCTGACCCACACCACGAAGGCTAGTCAAGTTTGGGTTTTCTACCAGAGGAACACCGACATACGCCTGAACCGTTTCTTTTGTGTCTGGGCGTGGGTTTCTCAACGCCTGGGGATCTGGATACGCCTTGGGCGGATATAGCTGCGGATGCTTCGGCTCGAACTCATCAGGACCAACCTTGGCACCCGTCCACTCCACCTTCATCTCACGAAGACGGTAACGGCGACCTGACCGATCCGATATACCCCAAGCATTTTTCTCGCTAGCGTATGCCATTAAACCCTCAAGTAACTCAAGCTAGGCTGCAACTTCAACGGTGTACGTCCTTCGTCCTCGTCCGCTGCACGTTGGAACTCTTCCTCATACACAGACTTCAGAAGCTGTACCCGCTCTGGCGCACGTTTCATTGCCATGTAGTAAGCTAGCCCCGCCACCATACAAGGATAAAAACGAAAAGGCATATCAGTAGTATTAACAAGGGTATCAGCATCTTCGATCCTACGAACGTAATAGTAGATCAACTGATCCGTGGAGTTCTCTGGCACAGACCACAAATTGATTACCGGATCAATCTGACGATCAAAGTAGTACTGACTTGGGCGACCCTGCGTGGTTTTGTTTGGAAGTGTGGCGTATTCGCCACGGCTAATACGCTCGACCTCGTAGTCTGTGTTGCTCCGGCGAAGCGTAACTTCCAAGATATCTACGACATCATCCGTCAGCGTTTCCTGTGCTTGACCCGCCGTCAGGGTAATTGTTCCCTGCTTAACAGTCCAAAGATTTAGGCCACGGTTTGCCCAGTCCGCGAACATCAGGTTCAATGACCGACGCGCTGTTCGAGCATCGTAGCCCGTGCGAACTTCGAGGCCACAGCGTTCGTACGCTTCCTCGATGATCTCACCTACGTCTAAGTTAAAGTCTCTTGAACCTGAAGTTGCCATCAGCTGTTTCCTTTAAACGATCCGCCTCGGCCCGCCATTACGCACCCGCCAGCGTTGTAACCTTTAACTTTGCCGCCGTACTTGTAACCTTTTTTAATCATGCCGCCACCCATGTAGCCGTTCAGCATGCCGCCATTCTTCTTCTCGATAACACCGCGACCGATCAGAACGTCTTTCTTGGTTACTTTGCCGTCACCACTTAGATCTTTCATAACATAACTCCTTCAGTTATTAAAACACTCTTACCAAGCCACCACTGGCTTTCCAGTTAATACGCTTCGAAGACTTCTTCTTTTTCGCCGCGGACGTACACTGTGCCATCGTTGGCCGACAGGCTGGATAACTCTTGCGCTTTTCGCCCTTCTGACGACCACAGGGCTTGCCTGTCTTACAGTCAACC